GGGGGCTATGGGGATTTTTTTGGTACCATACACGGCGGGTGGGGGCGGGGGTCACACGCGCTACCACAGCAATTTTTCAGCAAAAATGACCCAATATATATAAAAATTTTAAAAACCTCTGTACGGTCAAAATTTGCCCTTCTGGCCCCATTCACGCCTCACGACCCACAGTCAAAAACGCCTACTGGATATAAAATTATAATTTATTAGATACTTAAAAAACTACATCACAAGTTATCAACTTGTACATACAAAAATTAGATAGTATAATATCAGCATGTCAAAAGACGAACTATACAAAATCTTCATAAAGTGGTACTCCCAACCTGAAGACAAACGCGACCCACAAACAATCAAAGACTTCGGATTGTTACATGGTCTCTCCCCAAAAGACATCGCAGAATTTACAGAGCGTGACAACTACTATGACGACCTATACAAAGAAGCGCAGAACTGGGGTAAGTCAAAGATTCCTGAATTACTCGGTATCCTATACAACGAATTTAAACTAAGTAAAAAATCCGAAACGCTTCGCGTTTATAAAGAATTACTCCAACTAAATGATAAACAAGGAGGGTCGAACGTAATAGTAAATATATTAAATCCAAATGACACAACCTATAGAAAAATTGTCGAAAGAGAAGCAAGACTTCTTGCGGACGGCGGCGAACAACCACCTGTTGAATTTTTGCCAACTAATTGATCCTAATTATCAGCCGGCGTGGTTCCAAGAAAAAATCGCGGAGGTACTGGAGAAGGCACTTGAGAATACGATTAATAAAAAGAAGACTCGCATTATTCTATCTATTCCACCGCGTCATGGTAAATCTCAGCTTGCCTCAATTTATTTCCCGGCATGGGCGCTCGGGAAGTACCCACAACTCAAATTTATTTTATCAACTTACGGTGCGGAGCTATCGGAAGAGATCGGAATGAAAACTCGTGATACTATTTCGAACGAAGCGTACAGTTCTATTTTTAATGGAATTGAACTAAAGGCGGACACGAAATCAAAAGCAAAATGGATGACGAATAAGGGTGGCTCCTATACCGCAGTCGGTATCGGAGGTGCGATTACTGGTAAGGGTGGTAACGTAATAATTATTGATGACCCGCATAAGGACCGTACGGAGGCGGAGTCGGACCTCGCGCGGAAGACGGTATGGGACTACTACCGGTCCACATTATATTCTCGTTTAGAAGGTCTCGGAACGATAATCGTGATTATGCAAAGATGGCGGGATAATGATCTTGTGGGTCTTTTATTGGAAGAAGACGCAAGAATAAAAAAAGAAAATCCAGATAGTGCTGAAAACTGGGAGGTCATAAATTTTCCTGCACTAGCAGAAGAGGACGAATACTTTCACGGTGAACTCGTACGCAAAGAAGGCGAACCGCTATGGCCGGAGAGGTATCCGACAGAATTCCTGCAACTTATCAGACAGCAGTCACCCTATTTCTGGGCGAGCCAATACATGCAGAATCCAATACTAGCGGAGACCGCCGAATTTAAAAAAGAATACTTCCGTGTATTTAATGAAGAAGACTTAAAGCAAAAATATTTACGCTATTACACAATCTGTGACCCCGCGATTTCACAAAAAAAATCCGGAGACAATACCGTCGTTGTTACGATTGCGAAGGAAGTCAATGGTCCGAACTTTTATCGGATACGAGAAGATGCGGGGAAGTTCACACCACAGCAAACTGTGGACCTCATATTCGATCACCAGAAAACTTACAACTCTGAAGTAGCGGTGGAAATGGTGCAGTATCAAGCGGCACTGAAGTTTTTAATTGAAGAAAAGAAAAGACTACTGCAACAATTTTTTATAATGCATGAATTGAAAAGTTCCGCTAAAAAGGAGGAAAGAATCCGACAATTACTGGGTCTATACCAAAGTGGCGTGTTCTGGCACCGAGCAGGAGACCTCGCGTATGAAGAAGAGTTACTGGCATTTCCGAATGGTCGCAGAGATGACCGCATTGACGCATGTGCATACATCGTACAAATCGCAGTGAACACAAGATCGGGTACTGGTATCAAACAATTCAAACAAAAATGGTTGGGGTACGGAAGAAAAGCTCACTAGTTCGTAATAGGTTTTTCCTAAAAACTTATTACGAGTTATCCACACCCAAACTTCACAGAAAAAATTAGGAGAAATACTTGACACGTTGTATAATACTTATATGTTAAAGAAAATTAAAGTTCCAAAATCTAAACAAAAAACTTATACCGGAAATAGTTTTTCTAAATCAACAAGCTCAATGAAAAAGCTCGCAAAAATTGAGAAACTTTTAGCACTTCGTAAGAAAAAACAATAAAATGTACCAAAACATAAATGTAAAACTGTCAAGGAACGGTAAAATCGTAAAAATATATGATACTGTTTCTCAATATAACCCATCAGATGAAACGAAAAAGGTCATAAACATGGTCAAATACGACATGCAACAAGGCCGTAATATCCTAGAAAAAGGCTATACTGAATTTAACGACCGGTCAGTTCTACAAGAAATGAATCAGAACCAAGCGAACTTTAATTCATATGTTCCACCACGCAGTGAAGATCCCGACGAATCATGGCGCGCACAAACAGTTCGTCCTGTTACTAGAAATAAATTAATTTCAATCGCAGCTCACGTTACTGCGCAAATTTTATTTCCAAATATTTTTGCACAAAATAAAAAAGACGAAGAGGACAAAGCGGCGGCGATTGTCATGCGCGATTTAATAGAATGGGTAATCGACAATTCAGAATACTCAAAGAAATTTATTCAAGCAGTTTTAGGTGCGCTTACTGATCCGGTTGTTGTTGTAAAAAGTGAATACGCACACGTCATGCGCAAGGTAAAGGAAATGCGCGAAGGGGGTGGGTACACTGTACGAGAAATGGTAGACGAAGTGATGAGCGGTTTCATATATAATCTTTACCCAGCGAACGAGGTCTATATTTCAAACGCATATGAAAACAATATTCAGAAACAAAGATTCCTTGCGACACGAAAACTAATTGATTACAAAGAAGCCGAAGAAAAGTTCGGAAGTAAATCAGACTGGAAGTATGTCGTGCCGGGCCAAAGAAATGTTTTTGATATTGAGACAAATTCCTTTTACTATCAAATCGATAATGACCAAATGAATAACTTAGTTGAAGAGGTTGTGTACTTTAATCGTGCACTAGACTTACAACTTACTTTTATTAATGGCGTACTAATGTGTGACCCCGAATATCCAATACAACGAAAAGATAAACTGTATCCTTTTGTGTCTTTTGGTTATGAGTATTTAAATAATGGTAATTTCTTTTACTACAAATCGTCAGCAAATAAGTTAGCATCAGACCAAGAGTTAATTGATACAATGTACAACATGGTGATGGACGGAACCTTCCTTGCACTTATGCCACCTATGGCCCTATATGGAAGTGAAGAAATAAATAGTTCTGTTACTATTCCTGGTATGGTCACATCATTCCAAGACCCAGCATCAAAATTGGAAAACATTGGACCGCGATCAGATATCCGAGGCGGACTTGAGGCTATTGGGTTAATTGAAAAATCAATGTCCGAATCGTCACAAGATGATTCACGTCAAGGTATTGCAGGAGGCGGAGAAAAGACAGCGTTCGAAGTATCGCAACTTGAAAAAAATGCGCAAATCGCACTTGGTTTATTTGGTAAAATGGTAGCGTTCTTCGTAGAAGACATGGGCCGATTAATTGTTGGTGATATTCTACAACACATGACAGTTGGTGAAGTTACAGAGCTAACAACTAAAAATGGAATCATGGCGTTCCGATCGTTCTTAATTCCAAACAAACAAGAAGGCGGAAGAAAGGTTACACGCAAAATTAAATTCACAAACGAGGACTACAATAAAGAAGGCGGATACACAAAAGACGAACTCCTAGATAATAGTTTTAAAATAATGGAAGAAGAGGGCGGGATTGATTCAGATACAAAACTATACAAGGTAAACCCAGAAATATTCCGAGAGTTAAAGTTTAAGGTAAGGGTAGGTGCGGATGTTCTTGAGAAACCGAATAAGAATCTCGAGAAGGCGCTAAATCTTGAAGCATACGATAGGTTGATTCAAAACCCATTAGTAAACCAAGAAGCAGTAACGAGAGACTTCTTAATAGATGTTTATAAACCCGGAGAGTCCGATACATACATTAAGAAAGCACCAGCTACAATGGCCACGCAGGACCCGGTCGCAGAAGATATGGGGCAAGCAGTATCGAACACGGTTCCAAATAAACAAAAAGGGGTGAATACAAACATGACATCCCAAATTACCGGAGGAAATTCATTAAAAGCATTAATTAAATAATATGAAAAAAACAAACTTTGACATTAATAAGGTAACCGAAAATCTTTTTACAGACATAAATGAAAAAGAGAGGTTAGTACAAACAGTACAAGGAAAAATGTTTTTAAATGGGGTAGAAATTTCAGAGGCACAAAAGATTGAAATTATATCGCAAGCAGAGACACTTAAAAAATTAGACTTAGTGGAAATATTATTTAGAGAAATGGAAGGGGTCGCGTGCCATTTAATGTACTCACAGGGCCCGAATGACCTAGCAATGTTACACCACGGAAAATCGATGTTATACACAGTTGACGTACTGCGAAAAAAGATAGATAATTTAAGTAGGTTAAAAAAATAGTTATGTTTTTTTACAACAAAATATAAAACTCTGACGCTTCCTATAAGGCCGTTTATATAGGATGCTTATAAATATTTTATGTCAGAGTTTAATATATATAGCGTCTTATATAAACGTCCTTATAGAGGGGCGTTTTTTTATGGCTACGTTTGCCATTCCCGGTTGTCAACCGGAAATAAAAAACGGAACTCTATTAGTAATAAAAGGTAACTTACACCTTAAGTAAGGCAAAAAATATGGAGGAAATAAAAAAAGAAGGTGATGTCGAAATTAAAAACTTAGATAATCACGCGGATGCAACTCCTGCAGACGAGAAAAAACCAGCAGATTCTAATGACACCAAGTCGGAAGATAAGGTAGATTGGAAAAAGAGATTCGAGGAGACAGAAAAAGAATTAGGACAAGCGCAATTTAAACTTAAACAGAATAATATTGCCAATAAAAACAAAAAATCTGTAGACCCGGAAGAAGGCGAAGGCGATGGTGACGACGAACCCAAAGAAAATATCCAAGATATTGTAAAGATGGAGGTTGAAAAAGCCCAACTATCAATGCGCGGTGATATTATCACTGAAGAAATGGATCGTTTATCACAAGATGTGGACGAACAAAAAGTTATTCAACTTTTCTACGAAAACAAAATCGTTAAAACTGGATTTGATCGAACTTCAATCAGAAAAGATTTAGAACTTGCTCAAATACTTGCGAATGGACCACGACTTGGAAAAGTCATAAGCGAAGTTCAAAAGAAAAAACAGTCAGATGACGCAACAAATACAAATGGTGGATCCGGGGGTCATAAAATCGAAAGTGACTCTTCAAAAGGACCGTATCTAAGTGATTCTGACAAAGCTCTTATGGCTAAATACGGCATTAAGCCAGAAGAAATTAATAGATAATTAACTAAACATAATTATATGGCATTAGGAGATATAAAAATTGTAGACGCAGGTGGCCACAATGTGGTTCCAACTCGTGTTTACCAAACAGATGCAGGTGCTACAGCTATTAAAGCTGGCGAACCTGTAGTTTTAACAACAATCGGTTCAAGCGTTTACGCTTCACCAGCAGCAGACGCTGATCCAACAATCGGAACAGACTATCTTGCAGGTATTGCGGCAGGTCCTTCAACTCACACTGCTTCAGCAGATGGTACAGTTGAAGTTTACATGCCTCTACCGGGCGTAGTTTACCGTGGTAAAGCTAAATCAGCAGCCGCAGCAAACACAGATGCAGAAATTCTAGCTCTAGCTAACAAACGTACTATCTTTGACCTTACAACAGGTGTATACACACTTGATACAGCAGCAGCAGACAACGCAGCCCATGGTCTTATCTACACAGGTACAGGTAACGCAGCTACAAGTGAGGTCGATTTCGTAATTTCAATTCGAACAACTAACCTAGGATTCTAGTTAGTCATTAAAAATTAAATATATACTAATATATGAACAATAATAGCGCATTAAATCCAAATATCGTCAAGACAGCTTTGGATAAAGTATTCTTCCCAATCTTTAATGGGGACATGCATCCTGGTCTAGTTACAGCTGAATCATCTGCTGTATTCAACCAAGAAACTACAGACAAAGCAGCTGAAATTGCAGAAATCTTTAAGGGTTCAGGCCTATGGGATCAACGTGCTGAAGAGCAAGATGTTCCACAAGGTCAATTCCAAGTTGGAAACACAAAAACTTTCACAGTTACTAACTTTGCTAAATCATTAGACGTTTCAAAAAACCTTTTTGATGACGATCAATTTAATGTTATTAACAAAGCAGTAGAAGATATGGCTCGTAAGGGTCGTATGACTCGCGATAAAAACGCTTTTGCAGTTTATCGTAACGCTTTCACTACAGCTCTAACAGCTGATGGTGCAACATTGGTATCAGATTCACACACAACTCTAGGAGGTTTCACTGTTGACAACAAAATGACAGCAGCACTTTCAGAATCATCTTTGAACGATGCAATCGTTATGTTGGTAGAACAACTATCACAAGATGGTGTTATCTCTGGTTCAATGCCAAAAACACTTGTAGTTCCACCAAAGCTTTTCAAGCTTGCATGTGAAATTACAGAATCAGAACTACGTTCTGGTACTGGTAACAACGACGAAAACGTGTACTCTACAAAGTACAACATCGAAGTTGCTATGTCTCCATGGTTAGGTGCTGCAGCTGGTGGTTCAGACACAGCTTGGTTCTTGATTGGTGACAACCACACAATCACTCGTTGGGTTCGTCAAGATATGAAAACAGATATCGTTGACTATAAATACCAAAGAAATAACAACTACATCTATAAAGGTGAATACCGTGAAGTTGTAGGTGCTATGGATTATGTAGGTGTCGTTGGTTCAGACGGAACTGCATAATACATTATTAATCTAATCCCTTATTGGGGTTAGATTGCGGGAAAAGTATTTATGACTAACTACTTCTTCGCAATCTAGCCCTGATAATATAAAAACAATATGTTAACAACAGCAAACATCGTAAACAAAACTGGCTATGACACTGTAGACCTAAAATTTACAACAGGTACAGCTGCAGCAGGAGCAGTTACAATGAACTCTCTGTCGGGCCAAGTTACAACTGAAGCTCTTACAACAGCAGCAGCGGGTGAATACACGCTTACTATCACCGACTCTCTAATTACAGCTAACTCTGTAGTTATCGCCTCAGTTGGTAACGGTACTTCAACAACTGGTACTCCAGGTATTGGAGGTATTACTCCAGCGGCAGGATCACTTGTAATTACAGTTACAAACTTGCACGTTTCAGCAGCATTTAACGGTACACTTAAAATTAACTTCACCGTAATAGGTTAATTGTATGGCAGATTCAGTATATACAAGAAATAGAACAGCAGCTATTTCATCAGCGACAACAACAGTAGTAAAATCAGGAACAGGTACGCTTGCTTCTATTACTATTCTTGGTGGAACTCTTGGGGCTATAACTGTTTATGATAATACTGCAGCTTCGGGTACAACTATCTGCCCTGCCTTTACTCCAGCTGCAGGTTCAATGGAAACTCTTACATTTAATGTAGGGTTCACAAATGGCCTAACAATAGTTACAGCGGCCGCAACAGTACTACAAGTAAGTTATCAATAATAAAGACTAATTCATGAAAGAAGACTTAAGAAAAAGACTAGCAGCATTTATGGAAGACCCAGAAGCTGCAAAATATATTGCAACACTAGAATCAAATGATAAATTTGGGGAAATTGCGAGTCTTCTTTCAGAAATATCTTCTAAAGAACAAAAACCAAGTAGCTCAACATTTGAGACGGTTCTAAATGACCGTGTTGATCTAGCGGTTGATGCGTACCTGATTCAAAAAGGTGACCAATTCCGGTTTAACGCATCACCTAAATTAGGTATTGACTACTTTACTTCTGAAGATAGAGCTAAAATAATTAAACAATCTGTACCTAAAAAGGGTGTAGATTACTTTACTACTGAAGACATTAAAGAAATAGTCTCTTTAATAGTGCCTTTATCTAAACCTAAAAAGGGGGTAGACTACTTCACTGATAGTGAGATAAAGGCGTTCTTAAAGAAAATTACACCAGTAAAAGGTAGAGACTATTTTGATGGTGCTCCTGGAACTAATTCGTCTTTTGAGATCCCAAATTTTAAATCTGTAGAGGTCCCAACTATCGAAGACTTCGTAAGACAAGTAAATAATACACCGGGTTCAATCGAACTAACTGCAATAAAAGGCCTTGATGCTCATATAAAAAGCTTTTCAGTAAAAACAACAAAGACTACCAAACTCCATGGTGGTGGGTTTTCTAATATCTACAGTGCCGGAACAATCGTAAGTAACGGTCTTACTGGACTTAATTTTACTGGTTCAGGTGTCGCATCTGTAACTAAAAATGCAAGTACTGGAATTATTACAGTTGACATTACAGGCGGTGGTAGCGCTTCTCCATTAACAACAAAAGGTGATTTATATACATTTTCAACTATTGATGCTCGTTTACCAGTAGGTACTGACGGCCAAGCTCTGATCGCAGATAGTTCAACTGCTACAGGTATTAAATGGGCCACACTTCCTGGTGGTGGCGACGCTCTAACTACAAGTCCACTTTCACAATTTGCTAGTACAACTTCAGCTCAACTTGCAGGTGTTATCTCTGACGAAACAGGTTCAGGCTCTCTAGTATTTGCTACTTCACCAACCCTTGTAACTCCAGTATTAGGTGCCGCAACAGGTACATCATTACAACTATCAGGATTAACTGCTAGTGAAATTTTAATAACAGACGCTTCAAAGAATATAGTTTCAGCTCCAGTTGCAACTTACCCATCACTTACAGAGCTTACTTATGTTAAAGGGTTAACTTCGTCTGCACAAACACAATTAAACGCTAAACAAGCAACTATTACTTTTGGTACAGGTGTTCAAACAGCTTTAGGCGTAAACATTGGTAGTGCAGGCGCTCCAGTATTGTTCAATGGTGCAGGTGGAACTCCTAGCTCAATGGTTGGTACCAATATTACTGGTACAGCTTCAGGGCTATCTATTGGTGGTAACGCTGCGACAGTTACAACAAATGCAAACCTTTCAGGAGATGTGACCTCAGTTGGTAATACAACTACAATCGCTGCAGGTGCAGTAGATATTACAATGCTTTCTGCAACAGGTACTCCATCATCATCTACCTACTTGCGTGGAGATAACACTTGGGCAACAATTTCAGGTGGTGCTTCACCACTAACTACAAAGGGTGATATTTATACATTCACAACAGTGGACGCAAGACTTGGTGTAGGGGCCGATGGAGAAGTTCTAACGGCAGATAGTTCAACAGCTACAGGTTTGAAATGGGCAGCTGCAGGTGGAACAGGTACAGTAACAAGTGTCGCTCAATCGTTCACTGGTGGACTTATTTCAGTTGCAGGTTCTCCTATTACAACTACAGGAACTCTAGCTCTAACAGTTGCAGGTACATCAGGTGGTATACCTTATTTCTCTAGTGCTTCAACTTGGGCAAGCTCAGCTGCTTTAGCTGCTAACGCTATCGTAATCGGTGGTGGTGCAGGCGCAGCTCCAGCAACTACAACAACAGGCACAGGTGTATTAACCGCATTAGGAATAAATGTAGGTTCAGCTGGTGCATTTGTAACATTCAATGGTGCGTTAGGAACTCCAAGCTCAGCAACTCTAACAAACGCAACTGGTTTGCCACTTTCAACTGGTGTAACTGGAGACTTGCCATTCGCTAACCTAACTCCAGCAACTGCTGCAAGTAAACTACTTGGACGTGGTGATAGTGGTGCAGGTGATTACCAAGAAATAACTATTGGTTCAGGTCTAACAATGACTGGTACTACTCTAAGTGCGACTGGTGGCGGTGGAGCTACAGCCATAAATGATATTGGAGATGCAACAGGTGCAGGTGCGGTAGCAGTTACATCAAATACCCAAACTTGGACCTGGAACGGTTTAACGACTGGTGACGGTTTAATCCTATCAAGTGACAGTCTTACAACAGGTATGTTACTAAACTTAGGACATACAACCTCTGTAATTGCATCAGGTGGTGCATTAATAGACGTTATCTCTACTGGTGTAAACACTGGCACAACAAAAGGTGTACTTCTAAACTTAGAGGGTGATAGTTCAACAACTGCAACACTTGCCCGTATTTCAGCAAATGGTTTAACATCAGGGTCAGCATTATCTATAACATCTACATCAGGTGCTGGTTTAGATAACTTGAAAGGTATAAACGTAGCTCTATCAGGTGCAAACAGTGGTGCTTCACGTGCTACTTATGCTGGGTATTTCTCAAACGTGCGTACAGGTACAACTTCGCAAAGTATTGGTTTATATGCAACAACTAACGGTGCAAGTCTTGTAACAGATGTGCCTTTGGAAATTAGAGGCCACCAAGGTGGTGGATTAAGATTTGGTAATTTATCTTCTACTATTGGGGGAATATGGCCAGGAGATGTAACCCCAACAACATCGAACTACGCCCTACAAACAACTTTTGGTGGAAACTTTACAGACCTAAACAACCCAGCAAACGTACGTTTTGCAATTAATAACTCTATTAAAGGTAAATTCACGTCAGTTGGTCTAGGTGTTGGTAGTAATCTTTCACCATCAGCTCAAATACACGTTGTTACAGCTTCAACTTCTGCAGCAAACACAGCACAGCTTAAATTCACAACAGGTACATTACAAACCACAGCAGAAGCTGGTGCATTTGAATATGTAACTCCTAGTTTGTATTTCACAAATGGTAGTGCGGTACGTCAAGAAATTCCACTTATACAGCAATCAAGAGTCTCAACACAATTTGATAAAACAAGTAGTACAACTCTTTCAGATGTAACAGGTCTTACAGCAAGTTTGAACGCTGGTAAATTCTACAAATTCAAAGCCACTCTCTACACAACAGCAAACGTAGCAGGTGGTGTAAAAGCAGCGATTGCAGGTACAGCCACAGCCACAACTGTCATTTACGAAGGTATGACTATGGATGCAGGTGTAGCAACACAAACAAGAGCAACAGCACTAGGAACAGCAGTCGGAGCAGTAACTACAGCAACCGCAGGATTTATTGAAATCACTGGTTACATACAATGTAATGCTTCTGGAACATTAACAGTGCAATTTGCTCAAAATGCAAGTAATGGTACAGCAAGTAGTGTCTTGGTTGGGTCAGACTTCCAAGTACAAGAAATTAGATAATTAATTAATAAATATATGACAAACATACAAACAATATCATACGGGGTGCTTGGTGAGGCAAATAAAATACAAATCAATATACTGTTTTTTGTACTGGGTCAAATACCACAAGTACAGGTAAGCGTTATGAATAATGAAAGGAATTTTGAAGACAAGCTTTTGACAATGCCAGAAAATGTATACCAAGCTTGGGGTACAGATGACCAAGTGGTTATAGATTGGGTGTTAGATGAATTAGGATTAACAGAGGTGTAAAGTCTATGGATAGAGGATTAATAGAGTCACTAATAAATATTTGGTATAAAGTGTCACATCACATTGTATTAAAATCTGTGGGAGCGGTACTATACACTATTGGTACTTTCTTCTTTGATATTAATTTAGAGATGGGCCTTATCGCATTATTTGTTTTGATAATATTTGATTTTCTAACAGCTATCGGTAACGCCTATCATAAAAAGATAGAAATAGAATCAAGAAAAATATTAGTCACAGCTGTAAAAATTGTAATTTATTTTGGCCTGATAGCATCGGCAAATATAACAGAACACGCTGTAAATATAACTGAATCATTTCTCGATGAAACCGTCCTTGCCTTCTTAGCGCTTACTGAATTAATCTCTATCCTTGAGAATACTGGTAAACTTGGTTTTGCTATACCAAAGAAATTACTTAATAAGTTAGAAGAATTAAGAGATGATAAATAGGATAATGTATATTTTTATAATCCTTATCGTAGCTATAGGTACACTATATGCAATCTATTCTTTTCAAAACGAAACTTACGTAAGAGGTAAATACGGGAAGCATTGTTACACTGTTAAAAATATGCACCCAAATATCAAGCGTCCAATATATTTTAACAGTTTAAATAATTGCCTAAACTCATTATAATTAGTATAATAAATATATGTCATATCTAATCTCAGATCTAAAAAACGAAATAGAACCTAAACTCCATGATACAACACTAGATAAATTAAGTGGTAGCTTTTATGATAAAACTTATGAAGCAGCACGTAGGGTTTTAGCTCGTATCGATCCTGAAGAGACTATTAGAACTACAACAATAACTAATGCTATTTATGACCAAGTCTATTCATATGTTACTCCAACAGATTTAAAAGGAAAGTCAATACTTGCATTACGACCACAAGTAAACAACAGTGTTCGTAATAATTTTTCACAAGTCTATACTGAAGATTTTGATATGCGCAAAATTAATAATACTTTTTCTATTAGAAATAATAGCGGTATTAAAACTATTCAAATTTCAAAGCCAACAACCGCAGGTATTCTTTTAAATGAATGTGATTCTCTAACTGACGGAGGCACATGGGTTGCGGGTGGTAATGCATCAAACATTTCTATTGATACAAACAATAAAGTTTCTGGTAGTGGTTCAATTAAATTTGATTTAGCAGCAGGCGGTACATCTGGCTACGTTGAAGCTACTGCCATCACAGCGATAGACGCAACAAATTACTATAATACTGGTGCAATGTTTTTATGGGTTTATATTCCATCATCAGCAGCACTGGCAACTATAACTAGTTTTACTGCAAGATTTGGTAGCTCATCTGCGAACTACTACACAACATCATCTGTAACAAATGCGAGTGATGCAACTACATTTAAAGTAGGTTGGAACCTATTGCGTTTCGACTGGACTAACTTAACAGCCACAGGCTCACCAGACTACACAGCCTTAACATACTTCCGTTTAACTACTGCATACTCAAGTACGCCAGCAATACCATCAATGCGGATTGATAGTATCACTTTTAAACTTGGTGAAATTTATGAAGTAGACTACTACTCAAAATACTTATTTAAAAATACTGCCGGTACATGGTTAGAAAAACCAACATCAGACAACGACATCATAAACCTTGATGTTGAGTCATACAACTTAGTTGTATACGAACTTGCAAGTATCATCTGTCAAGAACTGCAAAGTGAAGGATCACAAATAGATTTACAGTACTGGGAAAAGAAACGATTAGAAGAATGGGTCAACTATATGAGAAATCATAAGACTCAAAAGATCCAACCACAATCCGCTTACTATAGAGTTAATAGACGATACAGAAGATAATATGTCAAAATTTAGTCTAGTGCAAAATTTTCTTGGGTACCAAAACAAAAAGGATGTTTCAAATACAGATCCTAGGTATTTGATAGTTGGTAGTCATGATGTACTAGTAAACGATGGCGAAAAGATTTCAAGTCGTGATGGTTATACTATTGATGGTCAAGAAAATCCTGCATTAACGCCTATTCAATCATCATACGATTGGAATACTTCAACTGGAGTTGAGCGAAATTTACGCGCGTACGAAGGCGAATTAGAATATCGCTATGTCGATTCTACTGGTACAGTAACGTGGAGACGTTTAGTAAACGGTTGGGGTACTAGTGTTAATTTTAGATATGCCGAATGGTGGTCAACAGCTGAGGCAAAAGACCTATTATTAATTGTAAATGGTGACCCTAATATTTATATGTGGAGTGGCGCAGTTACCACCTTTGCATCAGCAACAGCAAATACCATAACTAAACAAGGGACTTCAACATGGGCCGAGGATAGATTCTTGGTAGCTGGAACACGTACAGTTATCATAGACGGTATTACTTATACCTATACAGGTGGCGAAGGTACTACTACACTTACTGGTGTTACCCCGGACCCAACAACTGGTGGTCATAGTGTTGGTGATATAATTCACCAAGGACTACGTACAACCGCAAATACACCTAGCGCATCTGTGGATAACGATGTGATTATTGTGCATAAAAACCAACTGTACTTAGCTGATAGTACTAGACGAGATTTATATGTTTCAACTACAACTGATTATACTGACTTTACAACTATCGCAAGTCCTCGTATTCCAGGTAATGCTGCTTTACTTACATTGGATAGTGCGGTTGTTGGACTTGCTGTTCAAGAAGATGCCGTATATGTCACCGCTGGTAAGAATGACTGGTACCAAATTAATTTCACACTATCATCTGATAATTTAAAGGAAGCCATTACTGTACAGAAATTAAAATCAGGTACACAGCAAGCAGCTCAATCTCAAGAGATGATTGGGAATATTAAAAACTCAATTATCTTTATTTCAAATGAACCAACCCTAGACACCTTGGGCCGTATTGAAAATATTATAACCCCTCAATCTGTTCCAATATCGGACCCTATAAAAATTGACTTTGATGGTTATGATTTTACAAATGCACACGTAAAATATTTTAGAAACCAAACATTCGTGGCGCTTCCGGCGGAAAGCCTGGTTTTAATATATGATCACGAAAGTGGTTATTGGCAACCACCGCAAACACTCCCAATTCGAAGGCTTGCGATTATTGGTGGCGAAATTTATGGTCACTGCTCTGCTGTTCCTGAAACATATAAGTTATTTGACCCAACTGTTCAAACAGATAATGGAAATCCTATTAATCACGTAGCAGTTTTTGCATACAGAAATTTTGGTAAAAGATACCAGAAGAAAAACTTTAACGAGTACTATACTGAGGGCTATATTGGTGGTAGTACAATAATCACAGCTACATATAAATATGACTTCGGAGGGTTTAGTAATATCTTATCTAAAAATATTGATGCTAGTGATACTGGGATTATCTTTAGTACTACGACAGACGGTAGTTTAGGTAAGGTTCCATTAGGTCATAGCCCGCTAGGAAGTATCACAGACTCAGTCTCCGGCTTACCGAAATTCAGAATTATCCACAGCCTAGCAAAGACAGCGTTCTATGAGTACACGGTTGAGTACTCAACAGACGAGGAAGGATACCAATGGCAGATATTAGCTCAGGGTGCAAATGCCGCGGAATCAACAAGTGATGCCATTGAGATAAAGAGATAGTTAAGGTATAATATTATTAAGTAAATAAACTCTGGCGAAAATCAATAACATGAGTGATAATCGCAAATACATACAAGCACAAAAATTTAAACTAGCGGGAAGCGGTATTTCTGCTACTGACACTTCTATTACTTTGCAGTCATTTATGACTCCAAATGCAGAGACTATCGCAATGACCGACGTTGGTACTCTTGGTGTTGGTACACTTGGGCCCGGTACATCACGTGAAGAAATCATTACCTTTACAGGTGTTACCCAAAATGCCGACGGTACAGCCACACTTACTGGTGTTACTCGTGGTTGCGATTTCAGATCTCCTTATACTCAAGATACTGCACTAAGAAAGTCTCACTCTGGTAATGAAACTTTTATACTATCAAACAACCCTCAATTCTACGATTCATTTGTTAATAAAGAAAATGATGAAACTATAAATGGGCTACATACCTTTACACAATTACCAAAATCTAATGGTGGAGATGCTACAGATGGTGATCAACTTATAACATACGCCCAAGCTCTAGCCTTAGCTACTGGGACTGCTGCTATTAATAGAATTGTAGTTGCTGGGAATGCTGGAGAAACTGTTTCAGCCGGCCAACTTCTTTATCTTCTTGTTACTGATGGTGAATGGTATAAGTGTGATGCTGATACTGCTGCAACTGTAGATAATATTATTTTAGGTATAGCTCAAGGAGCAGGAACAAATGGAAACGCTATAACAAATGGAGTTCTTTTATTTGGGTTGGATTCAAACCAAACAGGGCTTACTACAAATACTGCATACTACGCTTCAAATACTGCAGGTGCTATTTCATCAACTGTTGGTACAGTCGAAGTATCTGTTGGTATATCACGTTCAACAACATCAATTCTTTTCTACCCTAGATATAACCAACAACTTACAGAAGACCAGCAAGATGCATTAGTTGGTACAGTTGGAACTCCAAGTGGAACTAATAAATTCGTAACAAATGATGACACTACTGGAACAGGTTCAATTCCTAGACTTTCTGCGTTACCATATACAGGATTTGGGGACGGTTCCGATGGCGTAGTTGTGATTAGTGCTGGGACAACTACGTTAACAAGAGACATGTACTACCAAACTTTAACTATTCAAACAGGTGGTATTTTAGTAAACAATGGATTTAGAATATTTGTTCGTGGGACATTAACTTTTGAGGGTACTGGTAAAATTACAGCTAATGGTAATACTGGTGGAACTGGAGGTGCTGGAACACAAGGTTCTAATGTGGGTTCAGCTGGAACTGCTGGTACAGTTTCTCAAACAGCTGGTTCTTTACCTTTACCTTTAGCTGGATTTGCTGGTGGTGCTGGCGGTGCTGGAGCTTCTGGTTCAGCTGGTTCAAATGGAACAAATGGTACATCAAATGCAAAATCTATTGGTTCTAATGGGAGTACTGGTGGAGCTGGTTCAACTGGGGGTACTGGTCCTTCTGGTAGTGGCCCAGGTGCTGGTGGAACTCCAGGTACAGGTGGTACTAATACAGGGACTGTATTTAATAAATTAAATTCTATACTAAGTGGTTATTACCTTATAGATAATCAACCAACAATAACAACACTTACTGGTTCATCTGGTTCTGGTGGTGGTTCTGGTGGTGGTGGTGGTCGTTCGCCAAATGCTAGTGACTGTGGTGCTGGCGGCGGTGGAGGTGGTTCTGGATCCACTGGTGGATTTATTTGGGTTTCTGCAAATACTATTGTTACAGCTAACGGAAATGTCTATGCACAAGCTGATGGTGGTACTGGTGGAAATGGTGGTGCTGGTGGAAACTCATTAGGTAATAATGGTGGCGGTGGTTCTGGTGGTGGTGGTGGAGCTGGTGGTTCTGGTGGTGTAATCATAATTTATTACTACTCAAAAACTGGTACTGGTACAGCTTCTGTAGCTGGAGGTTCAGGGGGAACAGGAGGTGCACTTGGAACTAAACATGGTACTGGTACTGATGGTACAGCTGGTGCTAATGGAACTGCGGGTCTAACAGGGCAAACTTATATAATTCAAGTTTAATAATATGCAACCAACATACAACAAAAACTCAATAGTTGATACACTAAAAAGCCAAGGGCAGGCTAGTGACTTTGCTAGTCGTGCTAAACTAGCAGCTGAGAAAGGTATTCAAGGTTACACTGGCACAGCTGAACAAAACTTAAAGTTAATTGGGCTTGTTGGTGCACCTAAAACTCCAACCATAACCCCATCAGTTCAAACATCCGACATGGCGAACAAAGCCGTGGGCGCTGCTACAGATAAGCTTAATACTATTGTTCAAGGGATCGCTGGGAAGAAACCTGTTAGCACAAAAATAGAAGCAAACGGAAACATAACAACTACTTATGCTGATGGAACAACTAAAACCGAGGCACCTACTACAACTCAACCAATCGATAGTAATGGTAAACCAACAGGAGCAATAGCGGACCTTGTAGGTGGTAAAACACCAACAGCGCCTAACCCTATCCAGTCTAAAATAGATGAACTTGATTCCGGGTTAGATGCTACAAAGAAAGCTATTGATTCAATGCTGCTTTCTATGACAGCCGACATTGACGTTGAAACTCAGGGTATCGTAGACCAACTAAAAAGTACATACGCTTCTCGTATAGAAGAGCAAAAGAAAGTAAACGCAGCCATGGTTGGTTCTACTAACGTGGCCGGTATGGTCTCTGGACGTACTCGCTATGCCTCTACCATCCAAGATTCTATCCTTTCAGCGGAAGAAACTGCCGGGTTGAAACGCATAAACGATTTAAATAATGAACTAACGTCTTTAGTTGCTCAAGCTAAGAACGCAGCCGCTAGTAAAAAAGGTGAGCTTACTTTTAAGCTAATGGATAAATACGACAAGGCAAAAGAGACACGCGATAAGGCGGTTCAAGACCAACTTAAATATGCTATGGACTTAGAGAAACTAGCACTTGACCAATCACAAGAAAAGCGTCAATCAATCAAAGACGAGATTGCAAACATGGGTAGTATCGCTAAAAACATCGCATCCGGTATCGCTGAAATGGAAGACAAAGACCAAATGCGAGCTATTGAAGAACAAGCAGCTGCTTATGGTATCGATGCTAACTTCCTTATGACTGCGGTCAATGAATACAAGCAAGATAAACTAAATGATTTACCTAGCTCAATAGCCGAGTACGAATATGCAAAGAATAACTACAACTTTAGAGGAAGCCTATTTGACTACCAAAGACAAAAAGCTCAAGCAGGACGTATCGCTTCAACTGGGGGTAATACCCTATCATTTGATGAAGCGCGTAGGTACCAACTACCTGAAGAGTTAATAGGTAAATCAGAACTAGAAGTTATCCAAGACCTTTCAGTAGGACGTGTTCCGGATTGGTTCCAAGTCTCTCAAAAGAGAGCTGGTCATTGGACTGACGGTAGCCCAGAAACACTTCAATCTCAGTGGGAATCATTCCGTAATACTCCAGATATGACAGTACTTAAAAACATGATAGATATTAATAAAGCTTATAGTGGTAAACTACAAGCAGGAGCGGCAGCAGGAGATGGTACAGAAGCTCCAACATTCACTAATGACTAAATAACATGTCAATATTTGAAACAATAAAAGATAAACTAGGTTCGGCTTACAATAAAAGTAAGTCTTTTGTTGTTGATAATAAAAACGAGATTGCTTTAACTCCTATTACTGCGACATCACCAGTCTTCCAAATGATCAGTAATATTGCAAAACAAGTAGCCCCTGTACAATACAAAAAAGCCACTGAGGCTGTTGTGGAAAAAGCTCCAAGAGCAATACGGCAATTCGGTGTTGATGTAGCCCAATCAATTCCCAGAGCTGTAGCAACTGTTGGTATGAGTGCGGGTAACTTACCAGCACAATTAAATAATGAGTTATTCCAAAAACCTAGAGGTAAACAAGAATTTCCACTGCCTTTTAGTGAGCCAGTTGATATGTCTAATTCTGTCTTTGGTAAAATAGCCTTTGGTCAAAGACCTTTAAGTTCATTCCAGCAATCAGTACCAAAAGCTAAGGAGTATGCCCAAGAGAAACTTGGTCTCTCTCCAACAGCATCTAAATTTGGCGCACCACTTGTTGTTATGGGTGGAACAATTTTAGATCTAACAGGCTTAGGTGGTGGTGCTAAAAATGCAGCACTTAAAAAAATTGCTGAATCAAAAGCAGATGATGTTATTAGTGGTATTTTAAGAAAGACTTTTAATCTTACAGATGACGCCGCTATAAAAGAATTAACTCCATTACTAAAAGAAGCTGATACACCAGCTAAGGTTACAAAGGTTATCGATGATTATAATGCTGCAGTAAAGAATATTACAACGCCATCAGTATCAACCTTAGAAACGCCAAAACCCCCAGTAGCATCAGAGTTGCCACCAAGTACTGATCAAAATCTTTTAGAAAAACCTTTAGATATTTCATATACTAATACTGTACCACAAGGCGAAGATTCTGTAAAGAAACTAATGCAAGCACTTGATGAAGCTGTGCCTCTTCGTACTAAACAAGAAAAGTTATATGCGAAGGATCGTAGTCAGAAATTTGCAAAACTTATGGGCGCACGTGAAGGTGCTGTAGGTGAAGCTGGATTTAAACAAGAACTTGGAGCGCTTAAAGGTGAACTAACAAAGGTTGACTATGAATCTTTGCGTGGAAAAATAAGCCAAGCTGATGTAGACAATATCTTTAATGTGGTTCGCGACTCTAAAAAGATAGGCGAATGGGAGAAACTAGATGCGCAAAAAGGCTTGATTAAAATGCTTGAGGGTCAAGTACCAACCAGATCAGAATTAGAGAAACTAGGTAAAGTCTTCCCTAAAGAAATGGTAGACACTTTAATATCTAAAGGCCCACAAATGTCTAAAGTATTACAAACACTTAAGGATGTTATCAGTATTCCAAGAACAATTAAATCATCATTTGACTTGTCGGCCCCACTTCGTCAGGGTGTATTTATGTTAGGTAAACCAAAACAATTTACTCAATCATTTGGTAAGATGTTTAAACAATTTGCTAGTGAGAAATCATATCAAGCTGCACAAGAAGCGATAACTTCTCGACCAACATATAAAGCAATGAGGGATGCACGTCTTGCTATTACTGATCTAGGTGATGATATTCTTACACGTGAAGAATCGTTTATGTCACGTTTAACTGAGAAGGTTCCCGGAGTACGTGCCTCAGCTCGGGCCTATACAGGGTTCTTAAATAACCTAAGAGCCGATGTTTTTGATGACATTATGCGTAAAGCTAAGATTGCAGGTAAGGACACATCTGACCCTGAATTTCTACAATCATTGGGTAGTTTTATTAACTCAGCAACAGGACGAGGAACACTTCCAAAGGTATTTGGTATAGATACAGAAGCGGCTGCACCAGTACTAAATGCTGTGTTGTTCTCACCACGTCTACTGGCTTCACGTCTTAATATGCTTAACCCTCTATTTTACATAAAACAGGACCCATTGGTTAGAAAAGAAATGCTAAAAACATTAGGAGGTACAGGTGCAACCCTTGCAACTATATATGGCCTAGCAAAACTTGGAGGTGCTGACATTGGAACCGACTTTAGAAGTTCTGATGCAGGTAAAATTAAAGTTGGAAATACCCGTTACGATATAACTGGAGGCTTCCAACAATATATAAAACTTGCTACACAGTTGGCTACTGGTAAAATTATTAGTTCTACTAGCGGAAAAGAAATTACTCTTGGTGAAGGGTACAAACCAATGACACGTTTAGATATTATTGGACGCTTCTTTGCTGGTAAGGAAAACCCTATTGCTTCATTTATCCACGGACTATTAAATGGCCAAGATGCTATGGGTAATGATTTCCGTCCAAATGAAAAAATCCTAGACCTATTTATCCCATTAATGGCTAGTGATCTATATGACCTGCAAAAAGAACACCCTGGCCTAATCGGTGCAGGTATGGGTGTACCAGGTGTATTTGGTGTAGGTTCTCAAACATATGGTAAACAAAAACTAGAGGAAGGAACTAATCAAGTTGGAGAAAAGAGCCTATCTATTATCCCAGAGACTGGATTAACTGAAGACTTGGCAAATAAGATATTTGGAAAAGCTGATTTGAAATCAAGTTCTCTTACAAATATTGAAACATACTACGACCAAATGAAAGCTATGCCACGTGATGAAGCTATAGCAACATGGAAAAAGATATATGAAGCAAATCCAGAATTGGCAAAGAAAATTAAACAAGTTGAAGAAGACAGAAAATTAGGTGTTACAGTAAACGACAGAACTATAAAACAAAAAGGTGTTGAAAATGGAGACAGAGCCATGGCTATATATAAAAAATTAGAAAAACTAGATACCGCTGGAGACAAGACCGCCCTATGGAATGATTACGTTAATAAGAAGATTATAACCCCCGATGTTGCCGCTCAATTAAAATTATTACTAGCAGAACAAAATAAATAATTATGGATAAAACATACAAGATATTAGTACTAAAAAACCGCATAGACGTACCAGTGGACGATGACTTCACAGAGGCTGTTGCCTATTTCAAGTCAAAGGGGCTAGATGTATCGTTTGACTTCCAAGAGGTAAGCCAGAAAGTATCAATCCATTCATACAAAACTGATGCCAATGGTAGTTGGTATGGTCTCGATGACTATGTTAAAAGTGACTGCGCAAAGATAGCGCCTGTCGGTAAATACCGAGCAGTGATCTTCGCCTGGAATGTTTTAGATGTATCACCACCAACAGATGGTTTCTTAACTTCATGGTGTAACTATGGTCCATTGTCATACGACCACATGGATACTGCATTTATTCAGTTAATAACCAACGATTATAATGACAAGACTGATTGGATTTACCTATCAATAATCCATGAAATAATGCACGCCTTTTGTAGTAACTTGTCAAGGTTTAGAGTGTTTGATGAAATGGATAAAACTGCTGACGGCCAAGACTACCTACATAATTCTGACCCGTACCATCCAGAGGGTAACTTTACTAGGACATTTAAAAACATTGAGCCGTTTAAAGATAAGCTGTACGAATTTTACTATAACGATTTAAAGAAATATCAACTATTAAAAATGGGGGACAAAGGTGAGCGCGTAAAACAACTCCAAAGGGATTTAAAGACACTGGGCTACTTCAAATATCCATTCATCACAGGAACATTTGGCTCAATAACAAAGACCTCGGTGATCGCCTTCCAGAAAGCTACAGGCTTAGTTACAGATGGTATTGCAGGCCCAATTACACTCAAAGCTATACAGTCAGCATTAGAGGTAAAAAAAAAGCCTAAAGTAGACTGGGGTTTATTACCAGAAGTTCAGGCTAAGGCCGATCTCTTAATTGAAATGACCGGGAATGTTGGTCTAAAGATTAGAATAACTGAGGGTTATAGAACCCCCGAAAGACAGGCTGAACTATATGCACAAGGTCGTACAAAACCAGGCAAGATAATCACTAACGCTAAACCCGGAGAGTCATCACACCAAAGTCGAAAGGCTTTTGATATTTGTTTTATTGGTAACGATCCGTACCCTAAAAATGATAGGCTGTGGAAAACTTTAGCTGATTTAGCTTTATCTATAGGGCTAAAACCAGGACACTACTTTACAACCATCAAAGATTCTGTGCATTTTGAGATTGATTAGTGATATAATATATAGACTATAGAAATATAGTGTATACATTATAAATTAATATATAAAACACAATGAACGAAGATGAACAAAAGATCACAGAGGGCGTGGAGTCGAACGAAAGTGAGATTGCACAACCGATTGAAGCAGCTGAAGAGGTGGTTATCAAAACACCTGAAGAGCTAGAAGAAGAAGTTACAACTGAAACCGCTGAGGAAGAAGTTGCGGCCGACGTATTAGAAACAGAGGCTGAATAATATGAAAGGCTTATTTACTTCACCTAGATTCTGGTTAATCGTTGTTATAGCGGTATTACAATCGCTTGCGGTGTTTAACATACTATCGGGTGAACAAGTCAAACAGCTAGTAGATATTATCTCACTAGCGATTGGAGGTGTGATTGCGGTTAGGACAGCTGATAAATTCTCTGAACCTAAGCCAAACACAACCACAGTAACAATACCTACAAACGTAAGCGAAGTTACTGCAAAAACCAAAAAGAAGAAATAAAGTCCCACGGTACTTAACCGTGAAATATGCAAAACATACAAATAAAACTGTTGTCGATAGCTTTACTACCACTGAGCCTTGTAGGCCAACTAGTAAGTCCGACACCTGAAATAGAGAAGCCTCTTTACTGGGAAAACCCAGCACCAATAGAGGTAATTAAAAAATATTCTGATGAATATAAAATAGATGCCAATTTATTATATAGCGTTCTAATCTGCGAAAGTTCTCTAAACCCCCAAACATCAGCAGGCGATTCAGGCCATTCAAAAGGCATCGCACAAATTAAAGATCCAACTTGGGATTACTTAGAGGAAAAACTTGGCTTAGACTTAGATAAGGATTCATATCACGATGCTATACGATTAACGGCAGGCTCAATATCAATTAACGAAGGTAACCACTGGACTCCATATAGAGCAATCAAAAATGGTGGTTCATATACTTTCTTTAATCGGCATACAGGAAAAGAGCAAACAGTCTATTGTAAATATCAGAATATACCAATATAATACAGTTGTGCATTCATGCACCCGTGTTAGGCAAAGATACCCCATAATGGGGTGTTTTTGTTTGTAAAATCAATCTACAAGTTAATTGTCAAGTATAAAAATAATGCCCACCCTCAATTTTGGAGGGTGGGACTTTTGTTTAACTGACCCATATTGGGCTTTACTTCTCACTAAGTTCTTTCTTGGTGAGCGGGGATCTGGTGTGGTACCAAAGAACGATAAGATATACGAAGAATGAAATCATAACCAATTTTTACGGTTGTTTAGATTTAAATCAATTGCGTATATCAAAAACATTACAAGGATTGATAAAATACCTACTGGGTGCATACTAATTTAATTTAAAGGGTGGAAAATCAATTTGAATTTGAATAGGTTTATAACACATAACTACGTTTGAGTAGTTACAATTAGGACACCTACAACGATAGAACTCTTGCATAAAGTTCTCAGATTTTAAAGGTGGGTCTTCATTCATTTGTGTAGTTTCACAACTGAAGCATTTATAACTAATTAGCATAATGCCCTCCTTTCAGTTTTACTTTAACATCACGTTCGCCATTCTCTTTAACAACAACGACAACGTAAAGGTGGTCTAATTCTTTAATTGCATGTGTAACTTCATGAGCTACTTTCAATGCTGTGTCTTGGTTCATGAGTTCTCTTGTTTTAATGCGTTTAAATCTTGTTAACACTCTTGAGGCTACTGCAGGTTTACATTTGAATAGCTTATTGTAGTCTTTGTTATAGATATACATAGCTGGTCTAAATTGTAACTCCCAAATAATCTCGTCAATCGTTTTACACCGAAAACAGTTATGCCATAAAATATGACGGCTGTTCCAGAGGCGAATTGTTAAGCTAGGATATTCTGTTTTAGGGGCATCCTTGCTCTTCATTCTCCCGGTTGGGTAGCAATGGTGTTTGGTTAAGTAATCATTTTTGTTTTTCGGGTGTAGTTTGTTTGGTGTATGTTTCATTTTTAAGGGGCTTTATTTAATTGTAACACTGTTATGTTTTTAATTAAACAGTGGATAACTAGATACTATAAAAGCCCTGTGCTATACTAACATTTCTATTAGTACAACACAGGGCCTTATAGTCTGCCTAGTAGTTGATTATTAGTCGGCTTTATAAATAAATGAAAAATTTATTGATTTTGTTAAGGAACATATCCTTCGTTAACTATTCGTTAACGTTTCCGGAGAGCTGGCAGAAAGACTCCAAGGATACTATTTAATTATACAACGTCACTACCTAATACAACTGTTGATAAGTCAAGCTTTAGTTCATCTGGCACTTCAACTATTTTTGGTTGCTTGTCAGAGTTTTCATATAACCATATTTCGTGAACTGCTTTGAATACTTTAAAGTCTCTTTCCATTTCTTTTTTATCGTGTAGCACATATTGGTACCCTGTTTTCTTTAGCTTATTACTTAACCTTAGGATCGCAGTCTGCTCAATCTTTGGCTCATGTGTTTCATCCCATAGCTTTGCATAACAGCCTGTCTGGCACCAGTAACTATCATAGATAGCGCCACTGGTTTTAATATCAAGCAGTGTTACGACACCATTAATCCGGTACACACGGTCAACCGTACCTCCCGTCTTAAGTTTGTCTGATACAAGACCTACCTCAATCTCTATTGCTTCTGGTTTATATTCATTATACCACCCAATAAAAGACTGTAGTAAGCGCCATTCATCAAGCGTGTAGTTCACCCTATATAGTGTTTGACCATGCTCTAGGGCTTCGGTCGATTCGTGTATTTTTGTACCTCTTAAACCCGCCTCTTCTAGTTTTTCTTTACCAGCAGATGCTGACTCAAGGTTCGCTAAGTATTCTTCGAACTGCTTACCTTTTGGGTACTTATTAAGTATCGTAGTGACACTTGGGTACCATAAGTCCTCGTGCTTTTTTGATGGGTACCAGTGCTCTGAGTCTGATGTTAAGAACTCTTTAGACATAAGCCTATAGAGGAATCTCCTCAGTGACTTCTTTATTCATGTGCTTGACGTATACCTCGATCGATTTAGCTGGGTGGTTACCCTTAACTTTAGATGGAATTTCTGCTTTAAATTCTACACCTAGAATGTCTCCTAGTTTCACGTTCTTTGTACGTGTCATTAAGTATTGACTTGTTTGTTTTAAACCAACATTAATTACATCTCCGTTTTGTTGCTTTAAACAGAACACACGTTGGCCAGGGAAATTACCTGTGCCTTCTTGCTCGTAAGTTTCAACAACTTCGCCCGCAACTCTGTCACCGACTTTTTCAAACTTGAACCAATTTGATTCTGGTTTGTTGTCCTCGCTGAACAAATCTGCTAATGGGTCTTTCTCTATATCTTTTGACATAATATTTTTTCTTTATTTTAATAACTCTAATAAGTTGTTGCGCACTTCTCGACGACAGTGAACAACGCTAAATAGTCGGCTATCGAAACGACTATTTACCGTTACCCGCTTTCTTTACAGAAAGTATCTTCGACACATTCTGCTTTGTTGTTTTAAAGATCACTGCCAACTCGTCCATGGTTAAGAGCATTTGCTCGTACCCAAAACGAATAAGCAATAATCTTGATTCATATAACTTCTGGTTCTTTATCCTTTGCATATTGTAAGTATATCACGAAGCGATACACTTACAATAGTCAACTTATCCACAGCTTAATAAGTTTACCTTTTTATTAATGAAATGATATAATCGTTTTATGAATAAAAGTTTAAACAAAACCCCATGGATCGTATCTGACAATGATAAATTTATCGGTGCTGTTTATACTACTAAAAGAGGAAATGACATTGTAATTAAAAAGGATTCTAGTCATGCAGAAATAATTACATGGGTCGCAATGGTCGCATTTGATAACTGGAAACTAGACTTCTCTAACGACGCAGATAATAACAAGATACTTATTGACAGTAAAATAAATTTGTATCGTAAACTAAATGATGAGAACTTAAAAATATCTCCGATATTAAAATTCCATATTAAGGACTTAAATGATAAAATTAATGACACTGTAGCTGAGCGCCGAAAACTAGAGCGTGGAAGTTCAGTTGATCACTGGCTAGAGTTACGTATTAAAGAGCAGATGTACTTCAAGGAAAAACTAGAAACCCTTTTAAAAATGGCAAATAAAAAAGCCCCAACTACTGGGTACATCACTGATGCCGATATAGAAAAGGCTCGTGACTACCCAATATCTGAGCTGTTAACATTTAACAGCTCCGGGTTCTGTAATTGTATATTCCACAACGAGGATACTGCATCATTAAAATATCGTAAGGATTTAAATTATGTTCACTGTTTTGGCGGTTGTGCTAAGACGTATGATTCAATATCAGTTTATATGAAACTCTATAATGTATCGTTTGTCGAGGCGGTAAGAGCACTATCAAATAAAAACTAATTTATGAGCAAGCTAGAACCAACACTAAAAGAAATAAAGGACCTGTATAAATCAGTTTTTTATATGAAGGACGATACAATTATAGATATAATTTTATCTATAACTATTTCAGCCAAGCTACCTGGCGATCCTATTTGGCTTTTGATTATTGGTGGTTCATCATCTGGAAAATCGGAACTTATAAACATGCTAAATAAGGTTCCATATGTACACGCCGTGTCATCAATGACTGAGAATACTTTTTTAAGCAGCATGCGCACTAATAATGGTGAAGAAAATTCGCTCCTACATAAGATCGGTACATCAGGAATGATTACAATGAAGGACTATACCTCAATACTATCTATGCGTTCAGAGAAACGAGAACTAATCGTATCTCAGATGCGTGAGATATTCGATGGGAAGCTTGATAAGCTATCAGGTAACGGTAACTCTCAGCACTGGGAGGGTAAGATTAACTGGATTGGTGCAGTAACAGACAGTATCTATATTAAGGAGGGCGAATCAGCAGGTATGGGACGACGTACTATTAATTATGTTATGCCTCAGCAGGACCGTAAGGAAACCACACGTAGAGCCTCAGCTAACACAGGCGACATTGGAGAGAAAAGGGTTATGATCCAAGACGCAGTGGAGCGGTTTGTAGAATACAAGATTGCCACATTACCACGAACACTGCCGGTATTAACTAAAGAAACAGATGAAATGTTAATTAATTTAGCTGACTTCGTGACCCAAGCAAGAACACCTGTGGAGCGTGACTTCAAAGAAAACATTATACTCGTTCCGGATTTTGAGATGCCAATGCGTGTTTACTCGATGTTCCAGAAGATGGTTCAAACAATGATCCACATTTCAGACGACCAGGAGTTCACACAGGCCCATAAAGATGCGATAATTGGATTAGCTTTTGACTCAATTCCAAAGCAAATCATGATGCCATTAAAGCTACTAGCTCAACACAAAGCTATAACAACAAAAGGTGCGGCGCAAGAGCTTAACTACCCATCGGAAACTGTTCTAAAGTGGTTGCAAAATATAAACGTAAATAAAATCTGTGACCGCAGACAGGTACAAGTGGGTAAACCGGACATGTGGGTTATGAGAGACGAGTTCAAGGTTCTATTGCAGGAATACCTACATATTACACCAGACGATGAGTTGCTAGTGGATCCGGACAGTGAAGAAGAGGGTACTGGGAATGATATAAATCCAAACTGGATGAACCAGGGTAACTGGGGTACAGATGATAAGGTCGAGGCAGCAGAACAAAAAGCATTATTCGAAAAGGAGTGGGATAGCTTATAAAGTTTACTTTATATGCTATAAAATAAACTTTATAAAATATATATGACTAGAATACAAGAAAATCATGCAGGATACTTAAAAGAAGACTTTGCCAACAAGGTTATTGAAGATGATATTCCTTGCCCAATATGCGGTGGGAGTGGTGAGGTTACGGTTATGGAGCCAGTTTATCAACGAGAACCTCATATGGCAGCAGTAGGTACTAGGCCATGTGAGTGTCAGTTAATAGAAGAAGACGAGTATGACACCACACCCGAGTAAGAGTGTATCTCTTAATTATAATAAGAGATACACCTGTGGTGTTTGCGGTTTTAAGACAGACACCTTAAATAAAATAAACACCCGGTTATGGATGTGTAATGACTGTTTATTGGACGAGTTTGAGAAGATGGGTGTTAGTAGCCCTTTAAAGATACCGAATGGGAAGCGAAACAAGAGACCTCGAGCTCTGTGAGACTACGCTTTACAGAAGCCCCTTTTAGTAAAATGAAGACCTGTATCGGTATTAGATATAGGTTTTTCTTTTTGCGTTCTTCGTAGAAGACTACGCCTACATATGCGTTTGCCTTATTTAAACTGAATAAGTCAAATGGCTTCTGGTCGAACCCCACATCGGCAATTTTCCACGAAAGAAACCCTCTATATACTGATAGAAGATTGGCTACTTGGTGGTCTTTTACATCATCAAAACGAAATGAATTCGTCTTTACGATTTTTAATTCTATTGCGCAGTTTTGTCTTAGGTTTTGGCGCATCCATTTTTGGACTGGTGCGTAGGTGTCTTTCTCTTTCATATTACACACTATGAAAATCAAACTGTACCTGATAAGGAAGTTCGAGTTCCCAGACTTCATGGTACCCGATGACTTTTAGTTGTTCTTCTTTACTTATATATGAAAAGGCATCAAACCCGGACCTCAATAGGCGATCGGCTTGGTCATCTATGTATGTTATCGCTGTATGGTCGAGGTCCGGCAGGGTTGATAGAAAACATATCATTGCAAATTGTTCTGGTGTTAGTTTATTTTTCATGCTTTTTATTTTTACTAGTAAAACCTAAAGAATTTTCTCTCTTCAGGAGCTCGCGTAGGTGTTCTTTGTGGGTGTCATCTTCGGCCCAGCAGTCGTCCACAGGCTTTCTTTTAGATAGACGTATAGCTTCGTCGGCTGAGGATGCGAGTACATATTTTCTTATTATGTAGATCTTTTTCATGAACTACTTCGTTTTGTCTTATTCCATTCTGTGCGACTTACAGAATTGTTTACTCTTTTAACTTTAATATTTACCTTTGCTAAATCAACATCACAGTCATCAAAACAAATATCAATAGCAAGGTTCTTTTCTTTAATTATAATGAAGTCTGGTTGTAGTCCTAGTTTTTCTCCCCAAGTTTTAGCCCAATCAACACCACTACCAGACCAAAGGTACATTGTATGGCCTTGTGCCTGAAACCACCGATAGATGGCTATAGTTTCATAGTTAGGTACATCCCGATTTCCAGTTACTACGCTAGGGATTATTAAAGTGTCGTCTATGTCAAACGCAATTTTCATAATAATTCCTTAATAGCTTTTAATTCCTTGATTGTGTCGTCTAGGGCTTGGTTATAACCTGAATCATATGGTGTATACTCACTAGCACTTGTATCAAGCACTTTCATTTTCTCCACATCTTCTATAACTGCGTCAATTATGTCTTTTAAATGCCTATTACTTAAATATTCAGAGTCCAAAACAGCGTTGTAAATTCTATTTTGATGCTCTTTTAAATCTTTCGGCATTATATCTGACGCTTCTGATAAATCTATTGCGTGGCTCTTATTCTTTTGTATTAGTTCTGATATATCCATAGGTTAATTATTCTTTATTTCCCACTTTTCATTCCATTGGGTTGTGTAATAAACTATTGGAGGTATTAGTAAAATAATTAAATAGATAAATACAAATGCTCCAATTACTCCACCTACTATCTGTAAAATATCTTTTTTTGTTAAATTCATATTCATTCCCCCCACTTATGCTTGTGGGTTAGCGTTGTCTAATAATGATGGGTACTCATATATGTTTCCGATTATTTCAATATTTTGAATATACATAGACTTGTGTTTGTCAGTTAATGGTTTAAAAACAAATCCTCCAATATTTGATATAAAACCATTTAAATTAACCTTTCCCCCAAATATTGGGTCGTTGAATTCTCGGTCTTCTGATGGTTTTTCTAATTCGTAGACAACCTTACAAGGGTTTTTAGGAAAATCAGTATTAATTACTATATCTCCCTCATAGATTTCCTTATCGTTTTTATCTTTTAATCCAGTGTATTGCATAATTTCAACTTCTCCCGTTTGCCACACTTTATCTATATCTGTTCCGTAATATTCCCCTGCTTGCCAATAACCTTTTCTACCATCAATACAACTTCCATCTGATGCAAGTGAAAATTCTGTGTACATTTCTTTATTACCTATATGCCACGCTCTAAATTTTATTTCTCTCATATACCTATTTATGTTTATTTATAATTGTTTTAATCGTTTCTATTGAAAGTTTGTTGTGCCATTTTGCATCATCATAGGGTTCTGCTTGTTCAATCAAGTCCCTCTTCACTGCTTCTAACTTAGATTTGATTGTTTTGTCTAGGATTGAGAGCCAGTAGTCGGCAATTTCATCTTCGCAATCTAATTCCTTATACTCGTTATTATATGTATCAAATTGACGAAATTCTTTTTTCTTAAACTCCTCCCTTATTTTTTGTTTTTCTATGTCTGTTAGCATATTATTTATTCCACTTTAAGTAATTCCTCCCATATACGACCCATAGAGCTATGTTCATTGGTAAAAGTCCCCACGCTGAACTTAAAATTATCCAAGTTAGCCATAGAAACTGATTTAAAAGCCCTACAAGCCACGCTCCACGCTTTTTATTACCTGCTAATAGCATTGAGTATATAGTTATAGCTGATAGAAAGTAAGGCAAGTATGTGATTATAATTTGTTTCATATTATTTATTCTTTAGATGATAAAACTATACCTTTTGACTTTGCGTATTCTTTAATATCTTTAATTGAGCCACTCTCCCATCCTGGAACAAATAACTTTATAATTTCCGATATTGTTTCTTCTCGCCCATCTTGTATGCCTGCTTGATAGGCTTTAGTAATAAACTCGTGAATATATGGTCTAGGGTCATAACCACCTGCACCCTCTGTTGTGTCATACTCAGCAAGTTGCCCAATAAATTGTTTATCAAAGTCTTCTATTATCTTTTCTATGTTAGTCATATTATTTAACCCCTAAAATTTGTCCGATAAAATCTTTAACACTTTGCTCTTGGTCGTCGTAGTTTTTGGTTAAGTCCCAAATACCCTCATCAACTAATGCCCCATCACTCATATCGTGAGTAAATAAATTACCAGTAATATCAACTAAAATATATTTACCGACTTTTTCCATCGCCAAAAGTACATCAGCAAGGGTAATAGGGCGACCGAGGATTACACTATTAGGACTTGTTTTTATTTTCTCAATGCTATTTGTAAAAACAACATCGCCTGACAAATTTCTTACGTCTTCATTTTCTATGGTAACTATAATTCTTTTATTATCAAAAACCATAAACTCACACCCAAACTTGAGTTCCATAATCTCTGGCACTAGCTCTTGAATTTTTTGTTTTGTTTTGTCTTCCATAATGTTATTTAATTAAGCTGGTTTTGTATTTATAATATTCAACTTCTCCATTTGGTATTCTTTGAAAAGTGTTTGAGAAAGTGTCAACCACACAAAAAGTTTTATATGTTTTACCTTTTTTATTTTTAAAAGATAATTCTAATATTTCTGAAAAGTCATTTAATTTGATTTTTTCCATATATTATCTTCTTAATGTTAATTCAAAATATCCATCGTTATCGCCAACACCTTTTAATGGTATTCTTTTCCACTCCATTACTGGTTTTTTAACTGGCTCTTTTAGTCGTGAAGACATAGAATAGAGTAATGAGTCAATTAAATCCTTGTGTGGTTTTATCTCGTCTTCAAATAATTTACAGTGTATGCACATATATATTTAATGTTTTAATTTAATTATGTACCTGTGTGTGGGTAAACTTCGGGTTTTCTAGGTCTGCTTAGATGTACATCCGAGCCTAGCGGTACAGGTTGTTCCACGCCTTTGTGGCCATCCCCAATCCTTTCGTGCCGACACACTATACCCACACAACGATACACAATTCTTTATTACTTAATTAAAGGCTAAATAAATACTTGCTACTACCATTAAGGCTACTATTATTACAGGCCAGTTAGATTGTTTTTTCTTAAAGGTAAATGTAAATACTGTTGTTTGACTATTAGCTACTTCGTCTACTTTCTTTTTACTTGGTATTTCTTTCTTTTTAATTTCCTTGAGTACTTTGTTTACCCAGTTTACCCCAGGCACAGTGTCATTAAAACCGTAATCTAGTCCTAGCTTAATTTCCTTTCTAACCTTGTTTATCACTTTTTGTTTGTCCATTTTTTTAACTGCTTTTTCAATTAATTTAACTGACTTATGGTTGTCCCATTCTTGTTTGTTTCCTTTTTTCATATTATTTAATTTTTAACTGTATACCTCTTTACTAAACACGCCTCACAGACATGCGTCCATGGTGGGACAATCAGTGTCGCCGATTCTTTACCGCAGTCTTTACATATAAAAGTCTCTTGTTCTGGATGACTCTGCGCGTTTATATAATCAATAATCTCATTGACTTTTTCGGCAATAACGGCAGGGTCTATTATAAGGGGTGTATCTTTTATGTAGTTTAGTTATCATACTACTGTGCGAAATAAATTGATAAGGCTGTGATCACCATGCCCAGGAAGAAGCCTAGGGCGAATAGTTCTGCTTCTTTGTTTGTGGGCATGTTACTTCTTTGACTTAGACTTTGGTTCTTTAGGGGTAGTTTTCTTATCTGTAGGGCTCATTAGATCATCGATAAGTACTGATTCACCAAGGGCAAATTCAGCGGTTGAGTTTTGGATCATATCCTTTACGATTCTATCGTCAAGGGATACGATTTCGAACTCTTCGTCTTCTAGTACTGCTAACTCTTCAGTTGCTTTCTTTAGGTTTGCGTCTGTAAATTGGTACATATTACCTTCAATAACAGGTTCCCCTTCCTTATCTTTCTTAGCTAGGGCCTCTTTGATTTTAGTTTGGTTCTTAATAAAATCATCATTGTTTTCTGCTAACTCCTTTAAGAACTTGTCGCGTTGGCGCGCTAGTGCAAATTTCATGTTGTAATTTAACACTTTGAATAATGGTTCGATTTGTTTGTTTTTTATTTTCATGTTTGTCCGTAGTACGATACGAGCGATGTTATTTATTAATGCTTTTAATTGTGTACCAGAAGAAGGGGACGACGAATTCCGTCTTGTTCTGCTCTCTGCCTTTTTATCGGCAACTTGAAGTATGTATTTCTACAGTAGGACTTGCACCTACATTTCCCCTACTTCTAGTACACAATTAATTACGATTAGTTTTTATAGAGGTTAATAGAGAAGTCCTCTTTTCTCATAATACAATTATACACGTCCCGATCCACACCATCGACCACAAGGTGCACGAACGTGTTCTCCTTCAACTTATTAATGCGTAGGAACCGTCCGAGTGCCTGTTTAAAGGACACATACGAGAACGAGAGCGACGCAAAAATAATGAAGTCAAAGGATGGGAGTTCGTAACCGGCGCTACACTCGGACTGGATGAGGATTACAGCTTCGGGGGCATTATCTGCGTCGTGAATTACCGTGTAGCGGTCTTTTACGTCCCCGTGGAGTTCAAAAATGGGGCGTTCGGGGTACAAGTAGGAGATTATGGCCTTGTACTGGGCGATTTGCTCCTTGTATCTACAGAATATCGCTACTTTCTTTTTGTCTTTGATGTTTTTAAGGATCCATTCGGACTTTTCGTTTATATAATGGGTGGTGATACCAGTTCCTTCGTCACTGGTATCCCCATTATATAAATGACCATTCTCTATTTGATGCTTTTTAGTCCAGCGGGAGATGAAGACAGGTTCGTCTAGGTCGTGTATAGCCTTCGATTGAGCATCGCTCAATTGAAAGAAATGGGTTATGAAGGTCTGCTCCGGTACTGTCACAAGTGAGCCCATATCCACAGTTTCCCCAATAGCCTTTACGAGTTTCGAGAGCTCTTCTTCCATGCCGGGTTTTATTTTGGATATAAGCCGGCCTCCCATATTTATCCTGTAAAAGAACTGATTTGTGAAGTATGCGTAATTCCAGTTGTGGCCGAGGAGCTTCCCTGCAACATATATATTCAATGGCGTTGAGAGGTAAGGGGTAGCAGTCATGAGCCATCGGTAAGGTGTGTCGTGTTTTTTAAGGTACGCCATTAATGTTTTTGATAATTGACTTTTGATCCCAAAAAAGTAATGACAATTATGAACTAAAACATTTTCAACTATATAGCTTGGGTGTCCTGAAACTTCGAGATTATAGACTGGAGATCCTGCATAACCTCCTTGTTTTTGAACCTGTATACTTTCCACCCTAATTGTTTTAATACTTTTTCCTTCTTCTTGTCTTGTGCCTGTCGCTCTATTAAACCGTGACTTTCCCCATCTACCTCTATAGCTATTTTCTTTTTGGGGTTCGCCACATCTATCTTGTAATTGTAGGGTGAGTTCATTATTCTTTGGGTTAAAACTACATGTTCGGCAAACCAACCATCCCCTAATGCTGTTAATAAAACCCTTTGAGGTACTGGCATTTCTTGTCCATTTCCGCCACGGATTTTTGGTTTGTGGCCAATTCTTTTTAATGTTTCTTTCATTTTTAAAACATTCTCTGGGTTTAACATTGGATTTTTTAATTTCATACGTATTGATGAATTTTTCGCAATCGACGGATTGTTTGAGTGTGCAAGTTTTAATGAAGTAATCATTTTCTCTCTGTTGTTCTTCCATATATACTTCCCTAAACAAGAACTCGTACAAGTCTTTCGAGCTCGACCTCTTGATAGATTGGTTATCTCTATATCGCAAACTACACATTTTATTGTTTTCATATATATCAATAATACTATGTACAGATGAATAATGCAACAACTCGCTATTTACTTGTAAATCTTTTGCTTTAACCCACCCGTTCACAGTAAAAATAGGATGATTTTCTGTAACATTTAACTCAGTACCGTCAGATATTTTTATATTTAGTATTATTTTAGTATGACTAATAGATGCTTTTTTAACAATACCAATACCAAAAGCATTAATTACTTTTTCTCCAGGAGTTATGGTTTCAATATTTTTATAACCATCAGGGGTAAGAACCCTTGTCCCACCTATAAAACATTCATCTACTATTACGCCTTCGTATGGCCGGAGTTTAGACGCATCTCTTTTAAACTCCTCTTTCGTCAACACAGTCCATTCGGGTACAAGGCAGTGTTCATTCATGTTATCTATCCAATCCTGTTTATTAGTCTTTGGTACGATAACAAGCACAGACATGCAGTTTTTATTGGCTAAGTATATCCCGGTAATCGTTTTACCTACTCCAGTCGAGTGGAAAATACCATACCTTGGTGGGTTTCTATCAAGTAGGGCTATTTGGTGGTCATATAATTGTATGGGTGTGTCAGAGTTAGTCATATTAAGTAGGATTACTCCATATTATTATAAATAGTAATGGCTTCTTCTTTCTTGGTACCAACTGGGCGGACTTGGTTCACGACGTGGTTTTCATTTAACTGTTCAAATGGAACTGTCAACGCGCCTTTAATTGCGTAATTCGGGTTTACGACTTCGTAGGTGTCGAAGGCGCAGGAGAAAAGGCCGTTAGTTTCAATCACTTGACCGTCCAATAGGGCACATAGCTTAAGGCCTTGTTCGTGTATGATTTTCTTTTTGGCTTCCTTTTCGGCCTCTGCGCCAATTACTTTAGCCTGTGCTCGTTCTACTGGATCCATTGAAGTCGGGCGGGCACCGCGGGTTTTAATAGCAACCATGTAGTTATCTATTTCTTTTTTATATGTCTGTATTACACAGTACTGAAAGGCATCGTTCATTGAAGCCACACCTAAGTGGTCTTTAATGTCTTCTAGTTTGTCCCAAATTGGCATAGGTATACCGAATTGGTGTTGTTTTCTTTCTGTTTTTTGTCTCATGTTATTTATTCTTATTAGCAACTTCGAACTCAGCACGATATGTTTGGTTAATACAGTACTGCAATGCGTCGTTGGCTGTTGTTAAACCTAACTCTTTCTGGATTATCTCTAGTCGATCCCATGTAGGTAATGGTATGCCAAATAAATGTTTCTTTCTTTCTGTTTTTTGTCTCATGTTTATATTATATATCAAGTCTATATATAGTGCAAATGGTTAAAATATTAGGGTGTGGATAAATAAAAAAAGGCCAATCGCCATACTTTTACCCCTTCGTTCGTTAAATCGGGTAAAATAATGTAGCTCTCAGCCTGTCATAAACCATACTGCGTATGCTTTATGAAATATAAAAAAAGCCGTACACTGCTATTTTGTGTACGACTTCTTTTTTGCTTTCCGGTTGTGCAATAAGTTTATTGCACCGGTATGCGTTTAAGTTCTCGTTTATTTTGGTTGTATGTTTCCTTGGTCTATCATTTGAGGATCTTCATAGTCGTCTTCGCCGTTCATTTGGTCGCCTTTATACCAGTTTAAGATCCATTCGTCGTGGGTGTCGCCATATCTTGCACTATCGGCGTTCAAGTATAGTTCTATTGAGCCTATAACTTGTTTATGGACGGTTAGCTGTATGTTAATGTAATTGTTTGCGGTTTTTAGTAAAGGCTTTCCGCGTTCGGTTGTTATGGTTGTTGCTAGGTTCATATTAGTTTAATTTCATAGCTAGTAACTTTTCTCTGCGTTCAGCTTCATCCTTTTCAGCTTGTTCTTTTTTGTATGCTTGCAAGCGTTCTCGTTCAGCTTTGCGTTCCTCGTTCTTTTGTTTTTCTTTGTATTTTCGATTTTCGCAAGTGTTTACAATTTGTTGCAAAAGATAGTTTTTATAGTTTTTTATTGTTAGCTTTTCGCTGTTCCAGTTTTCTAGTGTTTCTTTTGCTTCTTCTTTATCAAAGTAAAAAGTAAAAACATCGCTTTCTTTTTCACTATATGCTACGCCTTCAGCATTAAAGTATTTTTGTATCTCTTTAATAACTCCAATAAAATTTCTATAGTCTCCGTGTAACCATTCTTGGCGCAAGTCATCATAAAAGCTATCAATTTCTTTCTGTAAATCTTCGTTGTATTTTTTTGATATACCTTCAGTTCTGTCTTGTTGTAATTTATCTTTGTATGCTTCTAAAACTACTTTCCAATCTTCTGGATATTTTAGCGCACAATAAGCACCAGCTTGCATATCTTTTGTTTCTTCATCTTGAAAAGATATATATAAATTTGGCGAACAAAGTTTTGTTACCATACTAGATAATTGACTATTTGTTTTTGTGTTAGCAAATAAATCAGCTTCATAGTTAAAATCATAAGGCTCGCTTGGTTCATAAGCGCTATTATTCTCCCATAAATCTTCACTAGTCCATTGTCCACTTGCATAAGCAAGCTCGTCAATAAGCATACCGCTTGGGCTAAAACTATATGGATATTCTTTACCATCTTGGCTTTTCCATATAGGCTTATACTTGTTTAGATCTTTTTCTGTAATAACAACTTTTAAAAGTTCTTTTGTTTTATTCATATGTCAATGATCATACGCAATACAATAGCAATATTGGTATGCGTGCGGGGGTTATAATAATGTTTCCCGCTTCTTGCCTATAATAGTGTCTATTATAGGCAAAGGGCGTTAAGCATTTAGTCTTCTTCATAGTTTAGGCGCGCTTCTCCGGTGGTACACGTCCCGCACATTCCTGTTAGTTCGTATATATGAAGATTGAAAAATACTTCAATCCCGCATACTGAGCATATAGGCTTTGGTTTCGGTGTTTTCTTTTTGGGTTTTTTGTTCATATTAATTTAAATCTTCATAATTAATCATATGGTCTATAAATCTGTCCGGCGCTTCTACAAAGTCCTTGCCGTCATACCATTTTAAATCTAGCGTCCAGTGCGGTAAACATTCGCCTATAGTCCAGTTTATTAGTTTTGGATCTTCGTACCCGTCGCATTCCGCCCAGCCTTGAAAGGCTTCCACTACTTCGTTTATGCCTTCATATATACAGTTGCCGGCAAAACTTCCGCCTTGTCCGTCTATTAGTATGAAGTAGTCTTTATTTTCGTTTAGATCTATCATATTAGTTTAAAGTTAATTTTTTAATAAAGTCTTTTGTGTCTTCTATTAGCTCGCAACTATAAGATTTTTCAATGTGTTTGTCGTTGTTAAAATAGTCGCCATAATCTGCTTTTATTATTTTAAAAGCCTTGTTTACGGCAGAATTACAAGTTTTTGCTTTTAGTACAAAGTTATAATCCGGCATATTCTCGGCTATTTCAGCGCTTATGTAGTAGTAGTTCATATTATTTTTTTGTTTGGTTAATAATAAAGTGGTAAAGAAAATTATAGCTTTTCGCTAGTTCTTGCTTATCGTCTACACTTTCGCTTGCTTCGTCTGCAAAACTATCAAGGTGGTTTAGTGCTTCCAGTAGTTCGTTGGTGTTGTATTCTTTTTTCATATAATTATATTCTGTTATTGATAAAGTTCTTGATACTCTCGACACTGTTTTCGACTAGTCTTTTGTCTTCGCCGTATAGCCCCGCTTCTTCGGCTATCTTTTCAAGGTATGCAAGGGCTTGTAGTAGGTCTTTTTTGTATTTGTTTTGTGGTTTTAACACTTCCGCCATACATTTTGCATAGCATTTTTGATCGTGGGTGTGTTCCATATTTAATAAGGGGTCATTTATTTATAATATAAACATTTAATCCGACAATTAAATGTTTAATTTTATAAGTAAAATTTAGGGTGGGGTTGAAAAAGTGTAGCCGACAGCCTGTAGTACAAGATATTTATCTTGTACCGCTACCCCTTCGTTCGGTTTTTAATCTTTTATAAATGGATTAGAGCCGTTTTGTAGGGTCTATCTGTATATACAGATAGACAGATAGACAACAAAAAAACCACAAAATGCTAGTTTTTTGTGGTTTCTATGTTTTATCGTGTCAAGCACGATATAAATCAAAAACTCTTTTTCGTTTATTCAGGCATACAAGCTTTTAAAAAGCGTATGCGGTCAAATTTTGGGTTGGTTTGCTGTAGTTCGGTTGCTAGGTTTGACGCTATACAGTCTATAGCAAAGGCGTATTTACTGTTAGCTTCCCACTTTTTAGCTTCTTTTTTTATAACTTCAGCTATTAAGATATAGTCTTTTTTTGTCATATTATTGCAATTTGATTAAAGAATAATATTTTTTAGCTTCTTTTAGGTTTGTAAACATTTGGCTTTTTTCTGTGCCTTGTAAGCCAAACCTAGTGTCGCCTTTTTCAAATTCGGACACGCCGTAAATGATTTCACTACTACCTAAGGCTTCGCCTTGTGATAATTCGTATATTTTTTCGCCATATTGTTCTACCTTTAAAACATTTGGTGTCATAAAGTTTTTAGGCATTTTGTAATATGCTTGCATTAGATTTGTCATATTTATTTTTTAATGTACACCACCACTAGCAAGCGGTGTTTTGCAAGCGGGGCGGGCTTGCTTATTTTATAAATTGCCCTATGCGTGATACAAGCGGGGGCTTATATCACGGCAAGGATTATTTATTTTATAAATCGCTCCATTCTGTAACTTCTGTGCCGTCTTCGCTTTCGGCCATAATTTGGGCATCTGTGCCTATATCATCATTGGTTATAACAAACTCTTCATTATTATATTTTTGCGTTGCTATTTCAATAGCTTGGTCTATGTTTTCGGCTTCTACTTCAAAGGTTGCGCACATTGGTTGTTCTATTGATACATTGTATTTAGTCATAAATTATTTTTGTTTATTAAGTGTTAATAAGTTCTTTTTATAAATTAGTATTTTTGCTATGTCCTTTCTTTGCTCTCTTGTTAAGATTTCATTTATCGCTAACAAGTAGGCAATAAGGTTTAAGCTTTCTATAGTTTCCGCTTCGTTTATTTTTTGTGTCCAGTTAATCATATAGTGATTTTAAATAGTGATAATGTCGCAATAGTCTGGGATTAAGTCTATTGAGATTTGGCGTATATAGCCGTTATAGCAAGTTTGAGAGTAGTAGCCTTGTGCTTTGTAGTTGCTTTTAAATTGGTCTAGGGCTTCTTTGACTTGCTTTTGACTGGTATAAAAGGGCTTGTTTGGGTCTATTAGAAAGCCGTCAGGGCTTTTTATTTGGTATTTTGCCATATAATTAGCCTAGTGTGGCGATTATATAGTGGCAAAACACTATATATATTATTAATATTGGTGCTACTATTAGGATTAGGCAAGCACGAAACCCGCGCCAGTAGTGGGCTTTTTCTTGGGGTCTTGTAAAGGTGTGATTTTGTTTGTACATATTATATATGTTATAACTATTAATTATATATAGATTAAAATTAAAAGACTAATTTAACTTATATCTATCATATATCTAGTATATATAACTATGGTATAATGTGCAAGTTTTAGGGGTGTGGATAACTTTTTTTTTGGGGGTGGTTTTTGGGTTATGATTTTTTCGTGTATGGTTAATATAGGGTATAGTAGCTATGGTGTAGGTATTGTAGTATATGGGTTAATAAGTTGGTTAGTAAGTGGTTTAATATATGGGTTATTATATGGTGTTTATTTTTTTAATTTTTATAAAATGGGCGTTATTGTTTACTAAAATAGTGTTATGATACAAGGCGCTTTTTTTTTGTCAAGTTTTTCTCTCGGCGCGCATATGTATACCCTTATCTGAAAGAAATAGTTTTTTTTTTATTTTTTTTTATATATAAAAATATTATTTTAATTAATAGGTATACATAGGTGCGCCGAGTGTACATTTCACATATTTGACAGTTTTGTCAAGTTCGTGTTGGAAGTTGTCAAGGGGTCATTTATAAGGCTTTTTTGGGATTACCTGTTTATGGCATAATATGTGCCGATTTTGAGCCTTATAAAATAAGGGTTAAAAATGTGTCGCATAATACATATTGTGCGACACATAAAATACCCTTATAAATCAACGTATACCCCTTATTTTTTAAAATAGGTTGTTTAATTTTTTTTGATTAATTATTTTACTATGGGTGTAAAATATTTTGCTTTACTTGGTGGGGGCGGGGTGGGGGCTATGGGGATTTTTTTGGTACCATACACGGCGGGTGGGGGCGGGGGTCACACGCGCTACCACAGCAATTTTTCAGCAAAAATGACCCAATATATATAAAAATTTTAAAAACCTCTGTA